AAGCGAATATACAATATGTGTATTATTAATAAACATATTGTATTTAATACTATTTTGTTATATATTAAAACACATTTACTGTAGTTATTATTGTAGTTATTATTGTAGTTATTTATTTAACTATCTACGATAATTTGTGGAATATCTTTTGGATGACTTGCTTGATTTATGCAAACGTTTATGATAACGTCTACTATACCGACGATGACTACGCGTTTTTAATTTATGATGTAATCTATAATGTCTTATCCCACCTCGTTGTCCAGGTAGTTTGTTTATTTCATCCATTGCTGCTTGTAATCGTTGAAAACGTTCTGTTGCTTCTTCTTTATTATTCGGATGTTTATCAGGGTGTAACAATAATGCTTGGCGACGATACGCCTTTTTTATTTCTTCTTTTGAAGAAGTAGGATGTATTCCCAAAATAGCAAATGCTTCTTCTTTATTATCTGGTGAGCGAGAGCGAGAACGAGAACGAGAGCGAGAACGAGAACGAGCACGTTGTGACTGATGTTGTTGTCTTTGTTCCTGATGTTCTTCTTCTCGACGTCGTTGTTCTCTCCGTTGTTCTTCTCGACGTTGTTGTTCTTCCATTGCATCTAAATAACTACGCTCATTGCCACGAATAGCACCATAATGTTGTTCCAAATTACGATAATATGCAATATAATTGTCATAAGCTCTTGATTTTGCTACTGTTGCGCTCATCATCCCAGATGCTGTTAAATGTAAAGCCCCGAGTTCCGCTGGTTGTGCTTGCTGTTGTCTTCGTATTCTTTCTAAATCAGAAACAGTAGCTAGGTGATCTCGAGGTGATGCACGAAGAGAACGATTATATGCCATCTCTGCACCTCTAGCAAAAGGGCTAACATGTTTAGTTGATGCATATTTTTCTCGTTGTCGAGCCATTAATTCTTCTTGCATTTCTTCTATCGTTTTTTTAAGTGGTGTAGATTTATTACCGCTCATTGTATTTCAAATTGATTATATACTATATGAATATATATTTTATGAATATTATGAATATAATGAATATTTTATTACAAATATAATAAAATATTTTTTAATTATATACAACTATATTATTAACAAAATGAAAAGCATTATAACAAAAAGATATGGTTTAAAATTTTTTATAAATTTATTTTTAATAATTTTAGTAGTATTTTTAGTATTATTTTTTATAGGAACCATAAAAGTATATCATACCGAAACATTTACTCCAAATATGAACAATAATAATCAACTTACACCAGGTAAATTTCCTATATCTGATACTCAGCCACTTTTATATAGAAGCTATAATGTAAAAAAAAACACAAATGTTACCAAAAACAATGATTATAACATTTGGAAACAATATCCTGTTTACCCAAGTTCATATAAACAGGAAACAAATAATAAAAGAGACTGGACAACGCCAGACAATGGAACATGTTCGCCTGCCGAATTTTGCGGAACTCCGTATGAAAAAACAGAACAGAAAAAAGATATAGTAAGTAATCCGATACCAGTAGACTCAAAAGTTACGCGAATTAATTGGTGGGCTGCAAATAATTGCGAATAATGAGTGGCGTGGGAGCAGGGGAGCAGGGGAAAAGTGATAATAGTGATAGCAAATACTGTATCAGATATTTAGCTCTAAATCAGATATTAGAACAAGACATCCCGAGTCAACCACATTTTCACCTTCATTGATATTATTTTTTTTTCTAGGTGCACGTTTTTTAGGCGCTCTATGTTCATATCCATTTTCACGTTCTTTAAGAATAGTATTCCATACATTTTCTATTTTTGGAATCGCGTGTTCAAACCATATATCATTTTTTCTTATAAGAACGCAACTATAACGCTCAAGATACCAGTATATATTTTTCAACCATGTGATACCCGTATTTTTATCAATAATTTCTTCACACCATTTATCGTATTCGATGCGCGTCAAATATAAAGGTGCATATTCATATAAAGGTTTTCCATCTTTCATAAAATACGCAATTACACCTTTAAGAGTTTTAGCAGATGTTAAATGAAACTCGCAGTCGATATCTGACGCGGAATCATGTAAAAACGCTGCCTCATCATCATATTCTTTAAAACACGTCTCTAAAAAGTCGCATTCATCACAATCACATACATGCATTTGAAGTTGTGTTTGTATCCAATATTCTTCAATTGGTGTTCCTGTAATTTCTCGGTTTACTATATTTTTAATTTCTAACATGCGTCCATATAATGGCGATAACGGATCGATATTAATACCGTCAGGTGATGCGCCCAAGAAATCATATTTGGGATGTTTTATACAACCGAATTCACCAATTATTGTATTGTTTTTTGCTTCATATATCATTACTGATAACTTTTCATACTTTTGCCCCCAGTGTAGAGGTGAATTTGTATTCACATATGTTTTTTCTACTACTACTTGTTGTTCCTTTTCGACATCATCTATATCATCTAGATTACATCCAAGAGTAGCACCCGAGCCCGAGCCTGAGCCTGAGCCCGAGCCCGAATCAGATACCAATGGTTTACATTTTTCATATATAAGCTGGTTTACACATGAATCACTTTTAAATACTTTCCATGCAGCGCTGGCGGTAATTAGGTTGTATCTGAATTTATACCATCCTGGTGTTCTTTGTTCTTCTTGTGGAATAGATTGCAAATATTTTATTTTTTTATTATTTTCTTCAATATTCGGTAGACGCAAAATAGTTGTATCGGGATAAGAACGCGGTGGTAAAATTTTATCAAAATATTCTTTCAAACAATTATGAATAACATATTCAAATTGTTCTTCCATATCTTCACTAAAAACAAATACGTCATTTATTGAAGAGCTTTCACAAAATGTAGAATCAATTATATCGTATAAAGCATTTTCTAGTTTTGTATGAAATAATGGGTCACTAAATGACTGTGCATTTGTTTTAACAATTTCATCAATGCAATAAAATATAGATTCTTGTAGACATTCTAGTTCTGTATCTGATAATACTGTGGGAATATTGGCTGAACTGTAGCGAATGACATTATTGAGTTTTTCTTTATCATCATCAATGTTATCACCATCACCATCACCATCGCTATCACCATCACTATTGTTTTCATTTTTATCTATAAACGCCCACAACGAATTATCGTTAGTCGGAATACTATCAAGAAATTCATGTAGAGGTATACCGTTTATTAAAATATCATCTGTTTGGATACCTACATCTGTCATGGTAATTGTGGAAGAGGACAGGTATAATAAAATTAACAAAAGTATGATGTTATGACAGTATAATAATGAGTTGGTTGTTAATATAAATAACTATATATTTCTAAGTTAGTATCAATTTTATATTACCATAAATTAAATAGTAAATATGTATTAGTGAAATAATAGTGAAATAATAGTGAAATAATAGTGAAATAATAGTGAAATAATAGTGAAAAAAAATGTTATAATAATTATTTTTCGTCGTCGCTATTATGTGCGGAATTACTTCTAGAATTATTTTTTGATTTATTATCTCTCGTTTTATTTACCTTTTTAGAAGGAAGAGATTTTAATGTAGATTGTCTCTTTTCACATCTTTTTATAGTAAATTTTCTAGTTACTTGATTAAATAATAAACAAGGTATAGTTTTAATAACACCATCAACCCTATCATAAATAACATCTTTTGCCTTTGTTAATTTTTTTTGATCGAGGCATGTTGTTAAAAAAGAAAGTAATAGTTTAGATTCTTTTAATGATAAATCATTATTCTTTGTAAAATCATCTACAAATATGCGAAGTTTCTGCATCTTAATTGTTTTATCTAGTTTATTCCACAGTTCATTAATATGAGTTTGTTTTTCTTTTTCAAGAAAATCATTTATATTATTTACATCATTTGTATCTCTTGGGCTTAAGTTATTGTAGTTATTATTATTATTATTATTGTTATTATTATTTAAAAGCATCGATTTATATTTTATATTTTTCAAATCTTTCAGTTCTTTATCTTTGCTCATTGTATATAGTATATAAAAAGTAAAGTTTAACCTTTTTTTATTTATTATATTGTTTTCAATACAAAATAACCAAATAATATTTATATATAAAAATATAATTATTATAACTACTATAATTATTATAACTACTATAATTATTATAACTACTATAATTATTATAACTACTATAATTATTATAACTACTATAATTATTATAACTAATATAAATAATATGAAATCAATATCGATTACGGGAAAACGCAATACAGATAAAATAAAGTCTTTAGAAAATCCAGATATGATTTGTGAAAGAAATTCTGTAAAAAAATGGGCAAAAGAGCTTATTATTTTTTATGAGAGTCATGATGAGCAAGTATGTGTTGTAAATAATCTATATATGGATGTTGAAACGTTAGAGAATCGTGAGATATTCATAAAAGAAATAGAAAAAAAAATAAATGGATATAAGAAGCAAGATATTATAAAAGATATATATGATAAAGAAAAATTTATAGATATGGAATATGTATTATCTAAATTAACAGCGTGTAAATTAAAGTGTCATTATTGTAGTGAAAAATGTTATATTTTATATAATCAAGTATTATCAAAAACACAATGGACAATTGATAGAATTGATAATGAGTATGGACATAACAAAGGAAATATAGTTATTGCGTGTTTAAATTGTAACTTAAGAAGAGGCACTATGGATAGCGAACGATTTAAACTAGGAAAGCAACTGACATTTATAAAAATGGGACATGTTGAAGAAAGTATGCCAGAATTATAAATATGATATAAGAATTATAAATATGATATAAGAATTAATAATTATAAAATACAATTTAATTTACGTAAAAAGCATTTAAAATGAATTTTGTTTTATTAATTACAAATACATAATACAAATAATAAAACTAAAACTAATACAAATAACAATATTAACAAAATGACTTCTAGTATAACATCTTCTAATTACACGACTCAAAATGATCTTTTATTAAATAATCTTTTAAAATTTTATGAAGAGGGAAATAATATGGACTATATGTTGCGAATTATAAACGGTGAATCAAAGATTTCTCTTCGAATTATAGATTGGTTTGCTACAAACTACGCAAAGAAATATTACACTGTTTACGAAATTCCAGATACTGATAGAAGATTTAAAGTATATGTAGACTATAAACTAAAATTAAAAGCATATTCTAAGAAAAGATTTGATCCATTTTGTAGGTGGGATAGGATAACTGTTCCATATAAAGATGGAAAATATATTCAGACAACGATTGGGCAGTTAAATTTTTTCAAATGGGCGCTGGAAAATCACGCAATTCATTATATAGAAGAAAATTATGCAAATATTGAGAAAGATATGAATAATCGGAACAGCACATCAAAGAAGAAGTCTTTATCTGAATCAGCAATATCTGTTTCATCAAACGAATCTAATAATAGTTATATTAACGATATTATAGATAATTCTCATGAATCTCATGCAGCTCATGTAGCTCATGCAGTAAATATGGCAACAATTGATGCAAATAATAAAACTAGAAAAAAACGTGAAGAATTGTCTATATCTGCTACAAAAAGTATTAAAAAGGAAAAAGTAGAAATTATAGTAAATTTTAATTAATTATTAGACATATATAAATATAATTATTAGACATATATAAATATAATTATTAGACATATATAAATATAATTTTTATATACGTATACATTAAAAAGTTAAAGATAAAAAATAATAAAAATATAAATACAGTATTTTTATTATTAGAAATAAAATTATATAATAAAATAATGGGTAATACATTATCAATAAGAAAAATAAATTGTGAAGATATGCAAAAAGCTTGTATTGGTAACAATACAGATAATTATATTATAATAAATACACTAGAAGCTAATATGCAAAAATGTTTAATAAAAAATACGATTCAAATAGAACAAGAAGAACAAATTATAAATTCGATTATAAAAAAAACACGCAATAAAAATATTATAATATATGGGCGTAATTGTAATGATGATAAAACATATAAAAAATATGAACAATTAGTTGGATTAGGGTTTACAAATGTATATATATACGTAGGTGGAATTTTTGAATGGTTATTATTACAAGACATATACGGACAAGATTTATTTCCTACCACTAGTAAAGAATTGGATATATTAAAATATAAATCACAACGAATATTTGATATTAAACACATAGAAAATGGATAAAGGGAAAAAGTGTAACTTTTGAAAATTATGTTGCAGTTGTAAAAGGTTTACAACGAATGAATAAAAGCATCAATCTCTTCTAGTATCAAATTATTAGCTTCAGGATTTTTATTCAAGTCGATATTAGCGTCAATTACAAGCTTTGGAATTTGTTCGCTATTGATCCATTCATCGTGATACCTGTCACATTCTTTCAAATACTCGATAGGAATATTTTCACCCTCTCTTGCGCGAATGTTTACACGCTCTAGGCATATTTCAGGTGATGCTTTTATATATACAATCGCACCAATAGGAACATCGCTTATAAATTCATTAAACCATTTTTTATAAATAATATATTCATCGTGTTCTATATCACCTTTGTCATATAACATTTTTGAAAACACATTACGGTCTGTTCCTACACATCTTTCTGTAATAATATATTTATAACCCTTTTTAATTGCATCGCGAAGAAGAGCAAGACGTGAAATATATGCAAGCATCTGAAGACGAAATGCAAATCGCTTTTGGTCCTTGTAATAATTTGAAAGAATTGTTACTCCATTCTCGTCAACAACAGAATTCCATGTATCAACGGGTTCTTGAATGAATAAAATATCAGTCCTTCCTTTATTTTTGTAATACTCTTCAATATCTTTCACCTTTGTCGATTTTCCAGAACCAATATTTCCATCAAAGCTTATAATTATGGGGCCGGAATATGATAGAGTGGTTTCAGTTGATGCTGTAGTTGATGCTGCAGCTGATGCAGAAGACATGTTTTTGTTTTCAGAAAAAGATAACGACATATATGTTATAATATACTAAATATATTCTTTCAATTTTATATATTCGAAAAGTGAAATATTATACATTGTAAAAGTTATACATCATGAGATACAATATATAATATATTAAAGGGGGTTAAATATATCTTGTTAAAAAAATGTAACAACATCTACAAAACACCTCGTCCAAGGCATTTAATCATTTAATAATATACATCGATATCACATCATAATTTAAGATGACAGAACCTGTAAACGTATCTGAAAAAGAAAATAAAGAAAATAAAGAAGTAGATATGCATGTAGATTTATATCAAAAAAAGTTATCAAAAGCAGAATGGGATTATATGGAAATACCAGAATCTAAAGACGAAATTGAAATTATAAATTTGA